GCCGGTCACGCCTTGCCAGTTCAGCGAGATGTTCTGGCCCGCGCCCCATGCCGACGCATCCCAGACCGCCGTGTCCCAGACCGCGCCGGTCTGCGGCAGGTAGGCAAGCGGGGCCGAGGTGTCGTTGACCTGGAAATCGACGTTGATGCCCACGAAGACCGAGGGCTGCCCGTCCGCGAACAGGTTGGGCCTCGCCCGGGTGAAGATCTTCTTCTGTCCGCGCGAGCCGAAGTAGTTGAAAGCCTGCAGCGCGCCAGCGGAGATGGCGACGTTGTCATCCGCGTGATCGTCCGTCCACGCCTTGGCGACGTAATCGGTGCCGCCAAACCACAGATCCTGCTTGTGGAGCGTGAAGCAGTTGGCGGGCCAGCCCGTGAAGTTGCACCACGACTGCACGATGGTGTTCATCACGTACTGCTGCTGCGAGCCGGTGCCGACCGGAATGTTCACGATGATCGCGTTGAACTTCGGCGCGACGCAGATCTCCCAGCCGAACGCGCCTTGATATGCGGTGGTCGCGCTTGCGAACGCGCCTTGGATCTTGTCGGTCAGCGCCACGCTCTGCGGCGCGACGCGCGCGCTCTGGAGCGCCTGCGAGAGCGGGAAGAGGCCGTCGAAGGCGATGTAGGCAAGGTCGCCCGCGAACTTGGCAAGGCACCGCTTGCCCATCGGCGCGCCCATGGCCCAGACGCCGACCAGCGACCACGTCGATGCGTTGGACGGGTCCGTGCCTCGGTAGATGATGATCTCGCCCTGCGTGGTGACGAATACGAGGTTGTCGTCAAGGCCGAAGCCGGCGTCGATCGTCCAGACGCCCATCGCCAGCAGGTAACCGCCCTTGCGAGCCACCGTGGACAGGTCGAGCACCTGCGCCGCGCCGCCGACGGACTGCGTCGGCAGGTACCACGCCTTCAGCGTGTTGCGCTGGATGAACCACACCCGATTCTTGAACAGGCAGACGTTGTCGAGATCGCTCGTCGTGACGCCCGTGATGGCGGGCGACGATGCGCCGGTGATCGACGTCCAGGTCGAGCCATCGTAAAGCAGCGGGCTGTTGCCGCCGCTGACGGCGTAGAGGTAATTGCCGCCAGCGGTCGCGACGTTCGTGCTCTCCCAGCGGCTGTTGGTAAGGCCGGACACGAGCGCCGCGCCTACCGCGCCCGAGCTGGTCACGTTGTAGATCGCATTGCCCGAGATCGCGAACAGCGTCTGCGTCGTCGCGCCGTTGTACGGCATCAGCGTCTCGACCTGACCGGGCAGGCCGGTGGCATGCTTCTGGAACCCGCCGCGCAGCACGACGTTGGTCGCCGTCGGGAAGTAGTTTGTGAGCTGCACCGCGTCGGTCGGCTTCATGTTCGCGAGGCTGTCGCGCGCATTCCAGCCGCCGATCGGTGCGGGGATCGACGCGACGCGCGCCGAGGCCTGTTTCGCCGCGCGCAGGATCGGTGCCGGGCGCGCCATGTCAGGTGGACCCGTAGCCGCTGTCGGGGATGTTGTCGTAGCCGATCAGGACCGTGCCGGGGCGCGGCGCGAAGGACAGCGTGGCGGCGGACATGTCCTGCGCCTTCACCGTCTCCAGCTCCGTCATGAAGTCGCGGTACAGCGCCGTCGTGTCGAAGCCCTTCGCCTCGAAATACTTCAGCTTCGTGAACAGCACCATCACCCGGTCGGGGAAGATGCAGGTGTCGTCGTCTGCGGTGAAGCTGTTCTTGACCGCGCCCGAGGCCGAAATCGCCCAGCCCTTCGACCGATACTCGAAACCGAGGTATTCCGCGGTCGTGGTCGGCGGCCAGATCTGGAAGTAGCTGCCGTAGAGCCGCCAGCGGATGCGCGGGCCTGTCGAGATGTAGCCCGAGAGCAGCCACTCCCACTGCTGCGGGCTCTCCGGCCCGAGCATTTCCCACCGCTTTGACTTGTCCCACTGCGTGCGCGGGACGATGCTGTCGTAGTCGCTCGGCAGGGCGTACTTGACCTTCGCGAAGGTGATCGACGCGCCCGTGCCGGCAGACGCCGGGATCTGGTTCAGCGTCACCTGCGATCCGCTGTCTACGCTCTGGATGAACGTGTCCTGGCCGATGCCGGTGCCGACCGCCATGTAGGTCGTGTCGAGGCCGGTGGTGTCAGGGATGCCGGTGACCGTGGCCGCGGAGGTCGTCCACGTCCCGGTCGTCGTGAGGAACTGCACCGTGAAGCGGTACGGCTTGGTCAGCGCGCGCCAGTCGTGGCGGCGCAGGAGCTCGTAGCCGCTGGCGTTCATCAGCGCGAGCGTCTGGATCACGTCCTGCGCGTTGTTGCCCGCCACGGTCGAGGGCGAGACGAGGCCCAGCTCGTTGGAAACCTGCTGGACGAGCTGGACCATCGTCGAGGTCATGTCAGGCGCTCCTGTCGCTCATCGGAGGACGCCCGCGGCGCGGGGCCTCGCCCTTGGCCTCCATCAGCGCGGCCACCTGCGCCTGCAGCGCGGCGAGCTGCGCCTTGGCATCGGCTAGCTCCGCGCTGGCTACGCTGTCGGTCTTCAGCCGCAGGAAAGCCTGCGCCTTGAGCCGCAGCCCGACGCCGCCCATGCCGACCCGCATCATCTGCGCGTCGCTGGCCGTCGCCACCTGCTCCACGGTGCGGAACTTGAGGATCTGCAGCTCCGCCACCTGCGCGTCGGTGATGTCGCCGGGCGCAGCGCGGTGCCACTCCTCCAGCTTCGTGCCGGGGATGTCGCCGTTCTCGTTCTGCATCTGGAAGTGCAGCCACTGGCGCGGGAACCGAGCCTTGTGGTCGTCGCGCACCGGCTGGTCGATGATGTTCGTCGTGTCGCCGGGCACCATGATGCGGATGAACGGGCGGTCAAGCTCCTTGTGGTCGTAGAATTCCACATGGAGCTTGGCGTCGGCGTTTGCGTCGTCGCTGTCGAGCGGCATATCAGGCGCCCGCGATGCTGATCCACGTCGTCGCGGACGTGGCGATGAACAGGACGCGCTGCGTGGTGGTGACGCTGAGCGAGGCCGCGCCGTTGTTGATGGTCGAGGCCGTCGAGAACGGGTAGACGGTCAGCGTCGTGCCCGAGCGATTGTAGACGGCGACCATCGCACCGACCTCGGTCGGCGGCAGCTTGACGCCCGTCGAGGCCGAGACCGTGGCCACCTCGTTGTAGACGGCGGAGAGCTGCAGCGCGTCAACGGCGGTCGAGCCCGTGGCCGTCAGGCCGGTGGCGCCGTCGCCGCAGATCTGGGTGGTCGCGAGGCCGGAGTTTCCGGCAGCCTGGACTCGAGAGGGGATCGGCATGGTGGTCTTCCTTTCAGCGTGAGAGGCCCATCTGGGCGGCGACGGCAGGGAGAAGCCCCTTGCCGTGAACGTACAACTCCGCATCGCCTTCGATCAATTGACGCGATGCGACCTGGAACTCCATCGCCTGCCGGGCCATCCACGGCGCGGCGATGAAGCGTTGGTCTCCGATGCGGAACTCCTGCCTGTCGTCTTCGTCGTTGAGCGGCTGGGCGTAGGCATGGCCATCGCCCGCATCGGAGTAGCTGCTATCGATCCCGAACAGGTGGATCTTGCGGTGTCCGAGCGCGTAGGCGATCGACAGGGCCTGCAGGCCGACCGTCGTGCCGCCGCCGATCAAGACGGCCTCCTTGTGGCCGATCCACTCGTCGATTTCGGGGTAGGCCGGGTGCCAGAGCGTCGCCGGGTGGCCCGCGATGGCGCGGAACAGGTCGGGATGGCACTGCGAGGCGATGAGATAGTGCAGGGCCTTGGGTCCGGCGACGAACGCCACATTCTCGGGCCGGGCGTCCAGCAGGACTTGGTGATCCGAGGCGATCCCGGCTGCGTACAGGACCGGGACGGTGCCGTTGGTGGCGTAGACCTCGGCCCCGCCGTCGCGCAGCGCGCGGATCATCGGCAGCAGGGGCCGCATCGACGGGCCACCGCCGACCACGATGGCAGGCCGGTCATGCGCCTCGACCAGATCCAGCCACGGCAGCGGCAGCTTGCAAGCCGCCAGGACGTTCGCGCGGATGCGGTCGTCGGCGGTGTTGCAGACGATCGGCAGCGTCTGGTCGAGGTTGTCGGTCAGGATCATCGGATCTGGGTTGCCGTGAAGATGACGGAGGGGATGGCAGGCACCGGCGGCGACGCCGCGAAGCCAGCGATGAAGCAGTTGGTGTCGTCGGTTGACCAGACGAGCTCGAAATAGTCGCCTGCGTTCATGTCCTGCAGGAAGTTCCACGCCGCCACGATCTCCGCGTCGCTGCCGTTAACAGCGACCTTCGTCGCGCTGTTGGCGATGTCGAACCCGTTGACGCGGTACCAGATGAAGACGGCAGCCGTCGAAGCCGCGGTCTTGTCGAGCTGGATGCTGAACTGGAAATTGTAAACCCCGGCCTGCGCGCAGACGATGCGCGAGGCGGGCGAGCCGATGGAGACGAGGTAGCTCTCGGTCGTCGCGCTGAGCGTCACGGGGTAGGCGGTATTCGCCAGCGCCGCGGTCTGGGTCGCCGTCGAGATGAACGCGCCGTGCGCCGCCT